ACTTCTGGGCAAGATGCCATGCGTCAATAGTGCCAGTTGCAGTAGATCTAAAGAGGCCGGAAATTCGAGATGGATAATATCGATATTCCGCCCAACGTTCTTGGTATCCAAAGACGTCGTCGTCGGTAGAGTTTCCAGTAACATAGATTTCCTTGTTTAATATAGCTTGTTCGCCTAAATGCGCGAAAGCTGGGAAATAAAAGTCGTAACGTGTTTCACGGCTCCACATACGTGATAAGCCTTGCTGATATGTTAAATCAGCACGAATTGATACTAATCCGATAATAGTCCCATGCTCAACAAATGATTGAGTAAAGCCATGATTATGAGCGAGGGCAGTACCCATAGAAGCAAGTGTACCGAGAGGAGTATTAGTCCCTGTCGCAGCCGATGCGCTGGTTTGAGCAATGGGGTTGATGTTGATCGGTGTAGAACCGCCTCCAAGGTATTCAGGCCTTTGGAGTCGCGCGTCTGGCGAGATAACGCCGAAGTGCGATCTAATAATTTCTGTATATCGAGTGCCGCCACGAGCGTCCCTTTCAAGTAATTTTTGTATTTGGAATGACTGACGTAATTGATTGATAGTTGCAGAAGTTGCTTCGCTTAAATCTGCATATAGTGTGTTGTTTGGATCATAAATGCCTAAAGCACCTGAAGGAGATCCATATACACGGCCAGCACCATCAGATGCGAAGGTCTGGCTGTTAAGAGTTGCGCCTGTAATAGCGGATCTAAATGTACCGCTATCTCCATTGATTGTGTAGTTAATAGGCGCTTGAATACCTAACGGTAATGTAACGCTATCGCCTTTTTGTGGCCACGGTAATGCTGAAGTGAAATAATCTTTTCGTTTGCCACGGCGTAGCAGTGAGTAGTTTGCGGCTGCCGTAGTGTCAGTAACGTCGCCTTTATATACAAGAGTAGAATCTTGTAAGTTTTCGTCTCGAAACCATTGGTTCCATACGAGTGAATATGCCCTTGTGAAGAATGCACAATGGTCAATAGTTTTTGTTGGGTCCATTTGCCCAACAGTAGGCAAGCCCATATAGTCTTGCAATGATCCGATGGCGTAACCGCCTTCGGGTGAAGTTTGTTGTGGGATTACATAATCTATTGAATCGTCTGGGTTTTCCTGTTGTCCCATGAATTTTTCCCAGTTATCCCAGACTAATCTATTTGGAACAAAGAAGAAGAATGAATCCATGACCATGTTATCCATAATTGGATACAAGGGTGTTGAAAGACGGGCAAATGCCGTCATTTTTAAATTGAATGTGTCTCCGGGTAATACCTCGTCGACGTATACGGGAACAAGATAACCAGCGTCGAACGTGGTTTTGTGTGCCGACTGACAGTCGAATTTGGAGCGGGGAATGTCCGCCTTTGGAATCATAGTGAACTGATGTACGTTTACTGATTTATTGCGGTGCATTTGTGCTCCTAAGTTGTTGCGGGAGAAAGGTACACCCTTTCTCTCCGCTTTGGTTTTTACGAAGTAATTTTAACTTGTTTCCCTAAGGATAAGAGTTTTGGTTGTTCATGTAAAGTGAACATACCAGTATTGTCATCAAAGCTACCGAATTCATATAAGTCAAAATCGTCGCTGTGATGGTATAGCTGATTATCATCAGCTTGTCGGTTTATCTCATCAGAGAAAGACCGAATGGCGACACCAACAGAAGGCACGAACATTGGTCGTGCATATGCGTCCGCTGCGCGGTCTTTTACAGAACAGAGTACTAGAATCATGAGGATTTCCTTAAGTGAGGGTACGTTTAAGTTTTTTTAATCTGGCTTTTACTACCTTTGCTTTTACAAGTAATCGCTCGGGTGTATTGTCCAGATGTTTTAGTTTAGCAGTTTTTTCTCGTTCGTATTGTATTTCGTCAAACTCATAAGGGTTTTCCTTATTATATTTTTTATCATAATATTTTGGAGGTTTAACTTTTTTTTCATTAAAGACAACGTAATCATGAGGATATACGTCGCTTTTATATTTTTCAAGCCATGAAGTTCCGATTCCGGGTTTCAGGCTCATTTTTGCATATTCAGGTTTTCTTTGGATTATTTCCCCAGTTTCAAAGTTGACGTCTTGATAGTGGGCTTCGGCTTGTTTACCTTTTACTTTTTTAAGAACGTATCGAGTAACGTAGCCAATTGAGTCCCAGTTAGCGTCTCCAACGGAGGAATAACCAAATGGCCAGAGGGCTTCAAGCTCTTCGGATCTATAAAGCATAGAACCAGCGGGAGTCCTTTTCCATAATTTCTTATCATTGAAATCGTAGCCGAAGATAATGGCGTGGAAGTGAGGTCGGCTGAAATCGTCGCCATATTCTCCAGCCATGTAGTAGCGTATTTTGTGAGGTTGTAATCTCTTTCTAAGTCTTTTGAGGAACAATTGAAAGTGTTCATGGTGTAGCGATCCATCGCTTGGGAGATTGTCATCATTATATGTAAGAGTTATAAAAGAGTTTTTTTCATGCATTTGCGCTTCATGAGTGCAACGCATAGTCCATTGACGTGCATGTTCCATACGGCAGCTATCGCATTGACCGCATGGTATTTGAATTTGACGATGACTATCGTCATCGTTTTCCTTAAATGACAACACACGGTGTGGTTTGTCATTTGCGTGAATAGTTTGATAACCGCTTAAATAAGCGGTTATAGGAGAAGTACAGGGCATGTGAGGTGCCTAGAGGTTTTTAGAGCCTCCAGCCTCCACGTTGTGGGGCTGATCTCATATTTGCGCTCTTCGTGCGTGATGAATGATGTCTGAAAGTCCTAGCGGACTTTTTTTTGCTTACGCCTTTGCGATGCATGTACATATTTTCTCCTTTAGTGGTTGTTTGGTGTCACCTAGCACAGTAATATCAAGTATGATTACTGTGCGGCGGGCTCTTCGCCCGCTTTTTCCGAGGTACTCTCAATGATTTGAGCACTCGCCTCGGATTTTTTTAGAAGGCCAAGTTTAATGGCTTCTTCTTTATTTTCAGGATTATTCAAGAATTCAATTAATTCTTGTGGGTCGTTATCGAAACGAGCCCGTAAGTTCGCTGGCAATGTCATAAATTCGCCATCTGCAGCGATAACGGCGTTAAGAGCGGTATGGTAGTCCAACACGCCTGAGAAATCGCCGTATTGAGGCGTTATAGCCTTTTTGGGCAATTGCCCAGTTATGTTAAACATTCGCAGAATGTTGTTGATGTCAGTTTCATCTTTGAAATGCTGCTGAGTCCGGGTAGCGTCCTCACAACGCAGCCCAGACTCATTTGACGCAGCAAGGGTATCGTAATTATATGGATTACGAATAAATGGTTGATTAATTTTCATTTTGAGAGCCTCTGGCGTAGTTTGTTAAAGGTTTCTTCGGCACCTTGTTTGTTAAACATAGGAATGTTTTTAGATCTTGCCACATCTTTAGCAGAGTGAGCAATACGTTTTAAGTCCCGATACCAATAAGGATCGGTAGAAGGTGCAATATTTTCTTGCACGTTCTTTGTTTGAGCACCCGTTAAGCCTCGGGTTGCTCTTAGATTGAGAATTTCCTCATCTAATTTTCTTATTTGCTCTTGCAAATTAATTTTTTGTTGCGTAGATAACGAAGTATCTTCAGCAGTTTTTAAGGTCATAGCCTTAGTTTGTATAGTATCTGCTTCAGTTTTAATAGCCTGAGCAGATGTTGCGGTTGTTTGACTAGCTTTTAAGTCAAGATCCGCATTGTTAAACGCTAATGCTTGATAGCCTTGAACACCGGCTCCAAGTGCGTTTTCCATCTTAGCAGTAGAAACGCTTCCCATAGCTCCAGTTGGTACACCAGCTCCGCCTTGTGAATATGCAAGCATGGGGTTTAACCCAGCTTTTTTCATATCTTCAATAGCGATCTGGTATTGAGTTTGTCGCATACGCTCCTGAAAGTCCATTTGTTCTTTCGCTTGCGCTGCGCTCGCTTGATTTGCGGATTGGGATATATCCCAATTTTTTTGGTTAGTTTGTTGTTGTCCTAGGAAACCTAGGACACCTCCAGCAACCCCGCTGATAGCTGATCCGAAATCCATATTAGAAATGGTCAATTAAGCCAGGTACAGAGTACATAGGCAGTGGTCTTGCTTTCTTTACATCAAAGAAAGAATCAAAGATAAATTGTTTTCCGTTTGCGCCAGAACCTACGGCGACAATACGGTCGACAGGTGGAGTATCTTTAATAAACGTATCATTTAATGTGGGTAAAGTTGTGAACTTCTGGGCAAGATGCCATGCGTCAA